AACATTTCTTACGATTCTACAAGAAAGGCAGGTATTACACAAACATTCAAGGCATTAGATAGTGATGATGGTGATAAAATGAAAAAGGTGTTTATGCCAGTTCCATATAATTTAGGATTTGATTTAAATATTTTAGTTAAACAACAGGATGATGGATTACAAATACTTGAGCAGATATTACCATTCTTTCAACCAGGATTCAATATATCAATTGATTTAGTTAAATCAATCGGAGAGAAAAGAGATATTCCAATGGTTCTTCAAAATATTGCACAACAAGATGATTATGAAGGAGATTTTGCAACAAGAAGAGCATTAATATACACCTTAACATTTACAGCAAAAACATTCTTCTTCAATCATATTGCGAGAACACCAGACGGACTTATCAAAAAAGTTCAGTTGGATTACTATTCAGATACAAATACAAGAACTGCAAAAAGAGAGCAAAGATATACTGTTGTACCTAAACCAAAAGAAGATTATAACGATGATGGTGTTATAGATACTGATGATACACCATTTATTGAACCAGGCGATGATTTTGGATTTACAGAAACAAGCACATTCTTTGGAGATGGTAAAGAGTTTGCACCAAATAGAGGGGTAGACATCTAATGGCAAAAGGTTACGATTCATTGAATGATACTTTCAACACTGATGGTAGTGTTGAGGTTGATGCGATTGTGAAAGCAGATGAAGTAACCAAAGTTGATGAGGTTAAAAAGGACTATGATTATACAAGAGGTAATTTATATTCACTCATAGAAAAAGGACAAGAAGCAATCAATGGTATTATGGAAGTTGCGGGTGAAACTGCAAGTCCAAGAGCATATGAAGTTGCTGGACAACTTATAAAATCAGTTGCAGATACTACAGATAAATTAGCAGATTTGCATAAGAAAGTAAAAGATATAGAAGAAGATAATCCAAAAAAACAAAGCACTGTTACGAACAACGCACTCTTCGTTGGATCTACAAGTGAACTTTCAAAGATGTTAAAAGACGGATTGCTAAATAATAATAGCTCTGAATAGTCTGTATAATGGCGAAGACTTCCTGTAAGAAGGGACAATACTATTGCAACACTGATAAGAAGTGTAAACCTATTCCTGAAGGGTACACTGTCCGTGAGGATGGTTTCTTAGTAAAGGAAGGATGGTCTGCAAAGTATAAAAAGTCTATTGATTGTAATAACCCAAAAGGTTTTAGTCAGAAAGCACACTGTGCAGGTAAAAAGAAAAAAATGACAGAGGAGTCAAATCCTCGCATTGCCCGTAAAAAGGGACAACCAGCAAAGTCAAAGAAACATTCTGATTTATATACTGATGAAGATCCTAAAGGAACTATTCATGGACTTGGTTTTAAGGATGTCGCAACAGCGAAAGCGAGTGTGGCAAAAATTAGGAAATCAGGTCGATCACATGCTCATAAAATTCAAGCAGCAATTGCTATGGAACAAAGAGCAAGAGTGATGGGTAAAACCTCTGAAGCAGCTGTCTATAGAAAGTTTATCAACTCAATGAAAAAGAAAACTAAAGCGATGAATGAAGAAAAACATGGCGATCACGAATATGAAATGATTCGTCGTCAGGTTGATAATATTATGGTAAATGCTAAGAAACTTAAAAAGAAAGTTGGTAAAGGTGAGGGAGAGGCAAAAGCATGGGTTCAGTCTAAAATAACAAAAGCAGCAGATTATCTTGATACTGCAGCAGACTATATGACTGACAAAGAAAGTGTTAAAGAGGGAACACTACGTTCTTGGTTTAAAGGATCTAAATCAAAGGATGGTAAAGGTGGATGGGTAAATGTAAAGACAGGTGGAACCTGTGCAAGTGATGAACCAGGCGAGGGAGTACCAAAGTGCGTGTCTCGTGCAAAATACGATAGTATGAGTAAAAAAGAAAGAGAATCAGCACACCGTAGAAAGAGAGCAGCAGACCCAAATCAGCAGTCAAAAACTGGTGCTGCAAAACCAACATATGTTTCAACTGACAAACCTAAAAAGAAAAAGAAAAAGAAAATGAAAGAAGAATTTGTATCACTACCACTTCAACTTGAAGTTCCACAAAGCGATGGAGAGTTTAAATTAGGTCTGATGTTCCGTGAGAGTTTGGAGCAGGACAGAGGTATGTTGTTCATATTTGAGAGTGATGATTATTGGACTTTCCATATGAAGAATACTTTCATTCCTCTTGATATCGCTTTTATAAAAGAAGATGGTACAATTGATAGCATTAAAGAATTAGATCCAATGAGTCCTGTTCCTGTTTATCCTGATAGTGAAATCAGATACGCAGTTGAAGTGAATCGTGGTTGGTTTGCAGAGAATGATGTAAATGTTGGAGATGCATTATTAGAGGAAGAAGAATTAAACGAAGTTAAAGATAAAAAAGGTAAAGGTAGTGGAACAAAAGATGCTTGTTACTATAAAGTTAAATCAAGATATTCAGTTTGGCCAAGTGCATATGCGTCAGGTGCATTAGTTAAGTGTCGTAAAGTCGGTGCTGCAAACTGGGGTAACTCAAAGAAAGAAGAAGTTGAAGTATCTGGAGATAATTTAATCGAAAGAGGAATGGGTCTATCTGCTGGACAAAAACAAAGAATTGGTATGGCTAATGCTAAACCTACTCGTAATATTACCAGAGCAGCAGTTAATCGAAAACCAATAAACGAGAAGGATGAAGGTTTTAATACTACAGGTGTTAAGGGCATAACTAGGAAAGGTGATAAAGTATTTAAGGACGGTAGACAACTCACTCAGTATGGTATTAAACAGTTAAATGTAAAAGATGGTGCCTTTTCAGAAATAGGAAAAGAGAGAAGAGCTAGAAAAGAACTACAAAGGCAGAGCAGTATGAACGAAAAACATTATGATTGGAGAAGCGAATTAGATGAAGGTGCTTTCGCTATACCCGCTATTGCTGGTGCTGCAAGTAAAGTTCTACCTGCCATTGCAACTGGTGTTGGTGCAGTTGGAACTATGATGCAGATGAGAAAGAAAAAATCAAAATTAAATCCAGATCCAGATGCTGGTGTTGATGGTTATCCAGAAGTAGGTAAAGTAACAACATATAAAAAAGATCCTAAAACTGGTAAAATGAAAAAGGTTTCCACAAGGAAAGATAAAGCAGGGGAACTATCACAATCTGCAAATGAACGTGATCCTTCAGCTGATCCAGTAAGTAGTGAATTCATGAAGGATAAAGTTGCATCTAATGTGGGTCCAGTTAAAAAGACTAAGAAAGGATATAGTATCTTAAAGAAAAGAAGAGAGGAGGCAGAATATGATAGAATGGAAAAGGATATGGCAAGGGATAGATATCAGGATATACTACAAAAAGCGAAACCTATTAATAAAGTAAAGGGGCAGGTACAGCAAGATCATTATGATTGGAGAGATGCTCTAGGTGAGCAAGCATTAAATATGGCTCAGAGAAGAGCAGCAAGAGGTAGTAGTTATAAAGCACCAACACCAAAACCTCAACCAAAACCAGCGGCACCTGCCCCTACGAGACAAGCAGCACCAGCTCCACAAGCAAAACCAGCAGCACCAGCTCCACAAGCGAAACCATTATCTAACAAAAGTCCAGCGGCAAAAGCAGGTATCCCTCTCAGTATGAGGCAAGCTGCTGCTGATAGAAATGCTAAATTTCAGGCAGCAAAGAAGAGTGGAAACTTAGCACAATTCCGTAAGGATAATCCAAAATTATCTGGTCGTGAAAGAGCACAACAGATGGCAAAGGCAAGAATTGCAGCAAAAAATGCTCCAGCAGCGAAACCAACAGCAAATACAGTTACAAAACCAGCACCTCAACAAACACCAAAAGGTCAAGATGCACTTAATAGAAGCACTACACCAACAAAACCTCAAGATGCACTCAATAGAAGCAAAGAAAAACCTGGTGCTACACCTGCTACATCAAACACAGTTCCTTCAGGATCTTTTGGTATAAGTGCAAAAGGTAAGGAACAAGCAGCAAAAAATAAAGCAGAGGTCGCATCAAAAAATAATCAATCTGGTAGTGTAAAAACAGTTAATGTTGGTGGTAAAGATGTAGATTTGAGTAAGGTGGGTCCTAGAATGAGACAAAAATTATTACAAAAAAATGTTGGTACTAATGCAGCAAAGGAAGTTCAAAAAGTTAATCCTGAACCTGGTCAAACAGTTACAACAAAACAAGATCCTAAAACTGGTTCAGTTACATCCAAAGTTACAGGTAAACCTACAGGTGATACCTCACAACTCATAGGAATGGATCAAAAAACTGGTGAGAAGAAACTACAGAATATGAAGCAAAAGAATAAACCTTTTGATGATTTTGATGCTGATATTGAAAAACTAGAAGCAGAGACACCATTAGTAAATAGTAAAGGTCAAAAGGTGAAGAAAATTCCAGGCACAAATCCAGTGAGTGGAGGCACTAAAAAGCAAAGTGATTCAGTAAATCAAAACATATCAAGTTTCTAAATTATGACCTACGCAAAGAAAACTCTATCTGAGATAAAATTAATTCACGGTAATTACGGTAATTTTATTAAGGGTCAAAAACTGGATAAAAAAAAGGAGAAGAAGTATAAGACACCTCCTTATCAGGATCTTGCAGCATCAAATGAAATAGATGGAGAACCTCTTGATGAGAAGTGTTGGCCAGGTTATGAAAAGAAAGGAATGAAAACAATGTTTGGTAAAAGATATCCAAACTGCGTCAAGAAGAAAAAAACAAGAAAAGAAGAATATTCTGATTGGAGAAGTGAACTTGAAGAGAATAAAGGACCAACACTACCTGGACAGGGACCTGGTGAAAAACCAATAGATCTTAATAAGGCATACAAATCAAAATTAGAACTGCCCAAGTTTTCTCAAGATAGCATTGCTAAAGCAAAGGGTGCTAGTAAAAGTTTTGTAAAGAAAACACCACCTAAAGGAGCACTAGCTACTAAAGCATTAACTAAATTAGGAACTAAAGGAAGAATAGCCGCTGGTGTACTTGGTCTTGCACTTGCAGCTCCTACAATTGTATCAGGAATTAAAGGTCTTGCTAAAAGAAGAAAAAATGCTGCGATTGAGAAACAAGTAGACAAATATGTTTCAGATAGAAAAGCACCAATAAAAAAAGTAGATTATATGCCCGATAACATGTACACTGTGAAGAGAGATAAGGATGGTAAAGCAACTGGAACAGGAGATCAAATTAGAGTAGTACCTGGCACAAGAACAACTCCAAAACCAACTCAACCTGATAACACTAAGAAATCTAGATTCAGTCAGCATACAAGAATGAAGTTAGGAAACTATGGTAGTCTTTCACCATATGATGATGCAATTGACAAGCAAGTGGATAAGTACGTTAAAGATAGAAAAGTACCAGTAAGAAAAATAAAAGAAGAAAAGAAAATGACAAAGGCTCAGATTAAAAAACGTGATGAGATCGCAGATGCAATTAGTACAAGAGAAATGAATAAAAGATATGGTGATAAGAATGTAAAATATGCAATTGCAACAAAGTTAGCAATGAAAGAAGATAACATTCAGGAAATATTAGATAAAAAAGATATACCACACGTTAAAAAATTAGTTGGTAAATTAAGGAAAGGATCTAAAACACACGCAAAACAAGCAGATGATTTAGAGAAAGCAATGAAAGAAAATACTGCAATAGAGAATGAATTAGTCATTCAAGATTG